AGAAATAAGACAAGCTGCAACACTTCTTAAAAGAGCCGATATACCGCCATTCCAAGACGGTTATTATACTTGTTTTATTCATCCAGACAAAGTTAATGACTTATTCACAGACCAAGAACTTATCATGCTTTCAATGTCAAAAAGAGATGCAATCGCACAAGGGTATCTCGGAGAATTGGCTGGAGTTAGATTTATTGAGACTACAGCAATGCCAATCGTTCCAAACGGAAACACAAACAACCCAGCTAACGTATATCAAACTCTTGTAGTGGGTTCAAATGCTTATGGTGTAGTAGATTTAGACGGCAACACATTACAAACCGTTTACAGCAATCTTGACAAGCTTGGAAGAGTAAAAACAGTTGGTTGGAAGGCTTACTTTGCTACAAAAAGACTATACGAACCAGCTATCGTAAGAATTGAATCTAACTAACAAGGAGTAGAGATATGAAAGTATTTGTTAAAGAAGCTACTCAGGTTTGGGTTAACGGCAAAGAGTATAAAGTCCAAGCAGGAATGCAAGATGTAGATGACAACATAGCACTAATACTAATTGAAGCAAAATTAGCTGAAAAAGTAGAAGAAGAAGACAAGAAGAAGAGATGATAACAATTGACGATTTAAAAGCTTTCGTAAATGATAGCTCTTTTCCAGATAGCATACTGCAAAATTGCATTGATATTGCTATCAATAGAGCCAAAAAGCTATTAAACACAGACACATTACCAGATACGCCAGAAGTAAAGAAAGCCCTTTTGCTTCTGGCTTCTTCTGAACTTGCGACCAATGTCAATATGTATTGGAAGCGGGCAGAGAACCATCAAACAATGAATGTTAAAAATATGATTGCAGAAGCTGAAAGGCTTTTAAATCTTGTTCCAAAAGCGAGTGTAGTATGGCAGCAGATTTGAAAGATTTAGAAAGATTTTTAGAAAGTTTACCTGCAAAATTGCAAGAAGCTACAGAGCTGACATTACAGAAGTCAGCTTTAGAGATTGAAGCAAGAATTAAGAAACAATTTCAGACTGAAGGTGAAGCATACGGCGAAGAATGGCAACCTGTCAAAGAGAAATATCTTCAATGGAAAAGAAGAAGAGGATACTCAGAGAAGACTTTACATAAAACAGGACGATTATCTCAATCATTTTCAAGTGTAGTAATGCCATTCGAGGCAAGAATTGGAACTGAAATACCGTATGCAATCTTTCATGAGCTTGGCACAAGAAAAATGCCAGCAAGACCTTTCGCAAAGCCAGTAGCTGAAAGATTTCAAGAAGAACAAGTAGCAGAAAAATTCTTTATATCAGCTTTAGATATGGTGTTAAAAGATGTTTAACGCATTAGAAGACCAAATTTTGGAAGCTTTAGAAAAAGCTGGATTAAAAGCACAGGCTTGGAGTGGTAAACCTGAAGAACTATTTGACAAGCCACGATATACTCCGGCTGTCAAAATCATTATTGAGAATGCAAGCTTTGAAGCTATTTCGTCATTTTCTTTTCTTGTAGATTACAGCTTTAGTGTTCTTTTATTCTTCAAGTCTTTGAGAGAACAAAGCCAAGGAGCATATCCACTGATTATAAGCATAATTAACACGCTTGTCAAACAAACACAGTATAACGCAATACCAATCAAGATTGAGCTTTTAGCCCATGAGAGCGGGGATTTTGTATATCGTATATCTTTTAAAGCAAATGGTAGATATGTAGTTCCAAGCATAGAAGAACCATTAACAACTCAAATAAAAATGGAGGACAAGTAATGAAGTTTAAAGTTAAATCCAGCTATCCAACGATTGTATTTATTAACGGAATTGATTACACACTTTATCCAGACCAAGAGGTAGATATTCCAGCCAACGACCACGAGTATATTCAAACTTTAATAGCTTTAAATTACTTAGAACCTATTCAAGAAACTAAAAAATTCAAAAAGGAGGTAAACGATAATGCCAGCTAATTACTTGCACGGCGTAGAAACAATTGAGGTTTTGCAGGGAAGCGTTCCAATCCGAGAAGTAAAATCTGCAGTTGTATTTTTGGTAGGAACTGCACCGATACAAAACACAATACCAGCAGGAATGGCAGCTAATGATTGGTATAATCAAGTTGTCAATCAGCCGATATTAATTTTAAGTAAAGATGATGCAGTTAAATACTTCGGAAGCCCAACACCAAATTACACCATTCCTTATGCTTTAAATTCAATTTTTGATCATGGTGGAACTACTGTTATAGTAGTGAATGTATTTGACCCAAGAGTTCATACCACAGATAACAAACCGGACCCATCAAAGGTTCAGGCATCGGATATAATCGGCGGAATTGATTCATCATCAGGACAGAGAAAAGGTTTGGAGATTATAGAAGAGTTGTATTCAAGATTTGGCTTTACAGCTAAATTGATACTTGCACCTGTCTATTGTGAAGCTTCATCTGTTATGTCGGCTATGATTTCTAAAGCAGAAAGCAAACGAGCAATGGCACTTATAGATGCACCTGTTGGAATGACAGTATCACAGGTTATCAATGCAAGAGGTTCTGGCGGACAACTCAATACATCTTCATATAGAGTGATTATCTGCTATCCACACGTAAAAGTCTATGATACTGCTACAAACTCAGAAAGATTAGAGCCATTATCTCAAAGATTAGCGGGTGTAATTGCAAGAACAGACCACGAAGAAGGCTATTGGTTTTCACCTTCAAATAAAGAAATCTTAGGTATTACAGGAATTGAAAGACCAATCACAGCAAGTATAAATGACCCAAACACTGAAGCAAACTTGCTTAACGAAAACGGAATTTTAACTGTCTTTAACTCCTTTGGCACTGGCTACAGAGTTTGGGGAAACAGAACATCAGCATTTCCAACTTACACAGACCCCAAAAACTTCATTAATGTAAGAAGAACAGCTGACATCATAGCAGAAAGTATAGAATATGCAACTTTACAATTCCTTGACAAGCCAATAACAGTTGCAATAGACGGCGTTTTATCTATGGTAAACGCATTCATTAGAACAATGATTGGCAGAGGAGCATTGGTAGATGGTAAATGCTACTTCATAAAAGACAAAAACCCATCAGACCAATTAGCACTTGGACATTTGACATTTACATACGAAATAATGCCACCTACACCAGCAGAACGCATTACTTTCGAACAAGTCATAAACATTGATTTATTGAAAAAACTATCTTAATTGGAGGTAAAGAACTATGTCTATAAATGTATCAAAAGTATTTAACGCAAGAGTTTATGTAGATGGAAACGACTTTATAGCAAAAGCAGAAGAGATAGAACTGCCAAAAATTAAATTTAAGTTTGCTGATAGCAAAGGCTTAGGATTATATGGAGAGTTTGAACTTCCTTCAGGACTTGATAAGTTGGAAGCAAAAATCAAATTCAATAGTATGTATCCTGAGTTTCTCAAACTTGCATCTGACCCATTCACAGCTCACACGGTTATTGTCAGAGCAAGCAACCAATATTGGACGAATACAGGAGTAATGACAGAATTGCCTGTGAAAGCAGAATTCAAAGGCTTTTTTAAAGAATTTGACTCAGGCAAGTTCAAAAAAGCAGATAACACAGAAGCAGAAGCTACTTTATCAGTAATTTATTACAAGTTAGAAGTTGACGAGCAAGAGATAGTAGAAGTTGATGTAATTAACAACATTTACAAAGTTGCTGGAAATGACATATTACAGCAATACAAAATCAATATCGGAGGATAATAGATGAGAGAGGTTAAATTACCATCAGGTAAAGTAGCTACTATAAAAGACGGAAAAGGCAAAGACCTTTTTTGGTCTCAAAAGATGGCAAATGACACATCAGAGATTATGAAAATGTTAATGATTAGATTAGTATTAATAGACGGAAATCCAATCACTGAAGATGACTTAGATGAGATGGATATATCCGATGTATTGATGCTAACTAATGAATTTGGGAAGATATTCAGCCCTTTGTTAGCACCGCAACAATAATTGCGATGGTTAAGCACGGCTTTAGTTATTCTGATTTAAAGGAGATGGATATTGACGAAATCTCTTTTTGGGCTAAAGAACTTGACGAATACTATAAACAAATCAATGAAGAGTTAGACGATGCAGTATAGCGTTGAGATTGTTTTAAAACTTTTCGACCAGTTTTCAAAGGCATTAGCACAACCAATAGAGCAAGTCAAAAATCTTGAAAATCAGTTAAAGCAAGTTCAAGAGACTACTGCAAATTTGCAGTCTCCATTCCAAAAATTACAGAAAACCATTAGAGACACTTTTAATGTAGAGCATATTAAAAACTTCTCAGATAAATTAGACAACTTTTCTTCAGAAATAGCAAAAGCTACCGCCGTTCCACTTGCTGGCATTGGTGGTAGCTTATGGGCTTTTGCTGATTTAGACCAAGCGAAAGCGAATATGGAAGTTGCTTTTATGTTGAATAAAAAAGCAGCTACTCCTGAAGAACTGAAAGACAATGAAAAATATTTAAAAGAGATTAGCAAGCAGACTGTAGAATTAGGTAATTTATACCCAGGCTCTACTAAAGATTACTATGAGATGGCTACTGCTTTAAAAGAGATTGGTTTATCAGCAGAGACAATAAGCAATGGAGCCTTAAAAGCTTCTGCTAATCTTTGGGTCTTAACAAAAGACAGCGAACATTTATCAACAGAAGCGGTAGCTGACTACATTGGAAAATTCAAGGAAGCGTATAACATTGCAGATAAAGATTTTGATAAACTCATAGATAGAATTCAGATGGTTAAATTTGCAACAGGTTTAAAGATTGGAGAGATAGCAGAAACATCTAAATACTTAGCACCTACTCTAAATCTTTTAAATCTAAAAGGCATTGAAGCATTTAATACAATCAGCGTGTTATATGGAGCATTGAGAAAAGTTGGTATTGCAGACACAGAAGCAGGCA